ACGTGAACTAGGCGACCCAACAGGTCTGCGTAGCGTATCAATTGTGCTACCGCGCATGTCGTTTGTAATGTCTTCAATGTCATATGCACCAATTCGCAAGTTGAATAGCACACTCAAATACAAGAGCAATTTCAACGCAACAAACAAAGAGTTTTCTTCAGTCTATGCGCCTGTGCCATACGACATGAACTTTACGTTATCAATCATGACAAAGAATGCAGAAGACGGTATTCAATTGTGCGAAAAGATTGTGCCATTCTTCACACCAGATTTTACAGTTACGGTGAGAGCATTGCCAGAACTAGGAGTTAATCTTGACGTTCCAATCGAACTTACGAATGTTTCGTCAGATGATAGTTATGAAGGGCAGTATGAAGACCCACGCATTATGACATGGGATTTAGATTTTATTGTCAAAGGCTATCTGTTTGGACCTGTCACAAAGAGCAAGTACATTACAAATCTTGAAGTTAATACATTCAATGATGATGGCAATGATAACTTTGACTTAGACGCAACTCAACTTTTCACAGGAAATTCGAACTTTGAAACTTCGAATACTATATCATGAAACAAACAATAGATCAAAAGATAGAAACTGTTTTAGACATTGCGCCTGTCGCATCTAACATTGTACCAAAAAAGAATACGGTTGTGATTGAAAATACTACAGTTGATGATGACTATGAGTACGCAAGAAAGAATTTGCGAACCCTAATTGACAATGGTAAAAATGCAATGGAAGATTTAGCCTATCTTGCGAGAGAAGGTGAGTCGCCACGCACATATGAAGTACTAGGACAATTGATTAAAACCATTGCCGAAACAAATAAAGACTTGTTGGACATTGCAAAGAAAAAGAAAGATATTCAGCAAGAAAAAGGTAGCGAACAGCCAACGCACGTTACAAATGCACTATTTGTTGGAAGTACCGCAGAATTACAAAAATTGATAAAGGGAACTTAACATGTATCAGTACAGAGCAAAAATTTTAAAAGTACTTGACGGCGACACAGTAGAGATTGATTTAGATTTAGGATTTAAAATTGTTCTATCAAATCAAAAAGTGCGCTTGGCTGGCATCGATACGCCAGAATCTAGAACTGCAAATACTGAAGAGAAACCAAGAGGGGTATTGTCAAAGAAAAAATTGCAAGAAAAACTACCAGTTGGTTCATGGGCTATAATTGAAACAATGCGCCCCGATAGCAATGACGATAAATTTGGTCGTATTCTAGGCGTATTCATTACTGAAGACGGCACAAGAGTTAATCAATGGATGATTGACAATAACTATGCAGTTTTGTACTTGGGCGAGAATAAAGAATTAGTGCAGGAAGCACATCAACAAAACAAAAAGATTCTCATTGAAAGAGGCGAACTGCCAAACAAATAATTTATGGCAACTAAAACATATCTTGGTAACGCGAATTTAAAAGCGATTGGTGTAGACCTTGAATTTACTGAAGATCAAATTCAAGAATACCTCAAGTGCGCCAAAGACCCAATTTACTTTATTGAATCTTACTGTAAAATTGTAACGCTGGACCACGGGCTTCAGCCTTTCAAACTTTACGATTGTCAAAAGAATAAAGTCAACATCATTCACAACAATCGCAAAATAATTTTGATGGAGGGGCGTCAGCAAGGTAAGACTACTACATCTGCGGCATACATTCTTTGGTATACTCTTTTTCAAGAAAGCAAAACAGTTGCAATTCTTGCAAACAAAGCATCAGCGGCGCGAGAGGTTTTATATCGTTATCAGTTAATGTATGAGAATCTTCCAATCTGGTTGCAACAAGGTGTGTCAACATGGAACAAAGGTGACATTGCACTAGAGAATGGTTCAATTGTATTTACAGCCGCAACAAGCAGACAAGGTATTCGTGGTAAATCCGTAAACATGTTGTATGTTGACGAAACTGCAATTATTCCAAACAATCTTGCTGAAGAATTCTTCACCGCAGTTTATCCTACAATTTCTGCTGGTGAAACTACAAAGATTCTTCTTTCATCTACACCACTTGGTTACAATCACTTTTGGAAATTCTGGAACGATGCAAAAAATGATCGTAATGGGTTTGTGCCGTTGTTTATTCCGTATTGGGAGATTCCTGGTCGAGATGAGAAATGGGCAGAGACCCAAAGAAAACTTCTTGGTGAATTAAAATATAATCAAGAGGTTCTCTGTAACTTTCTTGGTTCAAGTCTTACACTCATTGCCGCAGATACAATCGCGCAGTTGTCAGCAGATCAACCAATTTACAGCAAAGACGGATTGGATGTATACGAAATAGCAGAAAAGAATAAAACTTATGTCATTGTTGCTGATACAGCAAAAGGTGTTGAGGGTGATTATTCAGCATTTCAAATCATCGATGTTACTGAGATGCCATACAAACAAGTTGGTAAGTATAGAGACAACAAAATTAGTCCATTACTTTATCCATCCGTTATCTACAAACTAGCAAAAGAATTTAATGATGCATATGTTCTGGTAGAAATAAATGTTTCTGAACAAGTTGCAGACATTCTCTACAATGAGTACGAATATGAAAACATCATTTTTGTAAATAGAAATACAAACGGGCAAGTTGTTTCAGGCGGCTTTGGTGGCGGTAAAACACAACTTGGCGTAATCACGGATAAGAAGGTCAAAAGAATTGGGTGCTCTAACTTTAAGTCAATGGCTGAAGAAAAGAAACTGCTTATTCGTGATGCAGATACTATTTCAGAAATTTCAACATTCATTCAAAAAAGAAGCAGTTATCAAGCCGATGAAGGTTATCATGATGACCTTGTCATGCCTTTTGTTTTATTTTCATGGCTCACGACTAACCCATATTTCAAAGACCTAACAAACATAAATATACGAAAAGAACTATATGAAAAGCGTATTCAAGACATTGAACAAGAATTGACTCCATTTGGAATTATCAATGACGGCCAAGATGAAGGCGCTTTTGTAGATTCAACTGGTCAAATGTGGCAAAGTGAAAATTCATTTTTTTATAAATAAAACAAGAATAATGAATGAATACCCTTTAAGTGAACGAAAAGATATAACATCTTACAATCAAGGAGAAAAAGAATGGCAATCAATTTAATCTCACCAGGAATTAAGATTACCGAACAAGATCAGGTAGCGACAATTCCCGCTTCCGGCGCATCTGTAGGTGCAGTAGTCGGTATGCATAGATGGGGTCCAGTTGAGCAAGCAACACTGGTAACAAGCGAAACAGAATTGGTCGCCCGATTCGGTGCGCCAAATGCAACCAACGCTGTTGACTTCCTAACCGGAGCAAACTATCTATCATACGCAGGCGCATTGTACGTTTCCCGTGCGAATACTTCAGGTTTGCTTAACGCAACCGCAGAAGCAACCACAGGTTCAGGTAATACAGGTACAGGTCTTCTAATTAAGAACGAAGATGTATATGATAACACATATGCAGATGGTTCTGGTGACGTAGGACCATGGGCTGCTCAGTACGCTGGCGCACTTGGTAACTCTCTAAAAGTTTCTACATGCCCTTCAGCAACGGCATGGGAGTCAACTTTGACTGGTACTTTCACCGTAGCCGCAGGCGCAACAGCCGTTGTCGGTACTGGTTCAGCCGCAAATACTGAAGTTACTGTAGGTGACATTCTAGTAATTGGCGGTCGTTCAATTCAAGTTGCGGCAGTTACAAACGCAACTCACCTAACACTTGAGTCAGCACACTTGACTGGCGCAACAGCCGCAACAGCAGTTCGCCGTTGGGAATATTTCGATTCATTCGATGTAGCACCAGGCACATCAACATATGCCGCATCTAAAGGCGGTGCAAACGATGAAATGCACATTGCAATTGTTGACGAAGACGGATTGATCACTGGCACATCAGGAACATTGCTTGAAAAATTTGCCGCTGTCTCAAAAGGTAGCGATGCAAAAGGCGAACAAGGTGGTAACAACTTCTACAAAGACGTAGTAAACAATACTTCTAAATATGTTTATTGGATGGACAAAGATGCCGCTGGCTCAAACTGGAACACAACTGTAGTAGGCAAGACTTTCACAGCAGTTACAGCACCAAAGAACTACTCACTCGCCGGTGGCGCTGATGGTTCATACCCAACCGATGCACAAAAGATTACAGCATTTGACGTATTCAAGAACAAAGCATCAGTCAAGATTGACTTGATTGCAATGGGTAAAGCATCTGCTACAGTAATTAACACAGTTATTGCAGACATTGCTGAAAAGCGTAAAGACTGCGTAGTTGTATTCTCTCCAGAAGAAGCAGACGTTGTTAACAACGTAGGCGATGAAACAACAGACGTAAATGCATTTGCAAATACAGTAACACGTTCAACATATGCGTTCATGGATGGTAACTTCAAATACCAGTACGACAAGTACAACGATACATATCGTTGGGTACCTGCAAACGGCGACACCGCTGGTTGCATGGCTAGAACAGACAACGAAAGCGCACCATGGTTCTCACCAGCAGGTTTCGCAAAAGGTAGAATCCTTAACGTAACAAAACTTGCTTGGAATCCAAACGAAGCAGAGCGCGATCTTCTTTACAAGAATGCAGTTAATCCAATCTTCTCACAGCCAGGTCGCGGTGTAGTATTGTTTGGTGACAAGACATTCACATCAAAGACTGGTTCATTCAGCCGTATCAATGTTCGTAGATTGTTTATCACAATTCAGCGTTCAATTGGAACATTTGCTGAAGATGTATTGTTCGAACAGAACGATGCCGCAACCCGTTCATTGTTCCTAAATACTGTAGAGCCATACCTAAGAAGTGTACAAGCACAACGTGGTATGACTGACTTCCGTGTAATCTGCGATGACACAAACAATCCAGATGACGTTGTAAATGCAAATGAATTTATTGCGGACATTTATGTTCGCCCAATCGCATCTATCAACTTCATTCAGTTGAACTTTGTTTCTGTACGCGGAGCGGCAGCCTTCGCAGAATTGGGTTAAACTCGGATAAATAGATAAAAGAATCTAAGGAGATAAAATGGCCGTTAATACACTATCACAAATTA